ATGCAGTAGCCAAATTAATCAACCCAGAGATACGAAACATATTTAGACCAGTAGTATTATCAGCCCCTAAGAAGTTCGAGTTAATATCATTAATGAAGGGTATGTTCAATAAGAAGAAGTTAATTATACACGATAGGGATTTATTCAGGGAGATAACAGAGCAGGAGATAGTTAAATCAGATGCAGGTAATATTCTATACAGACACCCACAGGGTTTTCACGATGATAGATTCTGGGCATTAGCCTTAGCATGTGATGCAGCATCTAATTATTTGAGAGGATATAGTAGACCTAGAGTAGCAGCAGCCACACCTAGAACCACAGACTTGGAAAGCTTGGTAACCAAAGAAATTCATAAAATGATGAATTAATAACTTTAATAAGAGGGGAAGAGTAACTATTAAATATGGCAGATGAAGTAAAGGCAGCCCCTAAAGTTGCATCATCCAATGGTGAAGCAGCACGTAATTTTGACCGTTCTCTATTTAGACGTATGAATGGGCAAGAAGGTAATTTTCAAGGCTTACAAGTTTGGCATCCAGTAGACCCATATTCTGGGCAACAAAGAAAAGAGTTTAGAAGTGCCATGACAAACCCATATGTTTACAGGGCATCACGTATTCAATGTACATATACAGCAGGACAGGGGTATACAACTGAAATCGTACCAAGACATGAAGAAGACGTACCAGAAGAACAATTAAACGAATGGCAACGTACACAGACATATCACATTCCATACTTTGATAAAGATATGACTGCAGAGCAATTATTAGATAAAGTAGACAAATTAGCATTAGATTTAGATTTACCAACAAATTTATTTAATGGGTATTTTACAGCACTGGAGCAAGGTCGATGCGTATTAGCATTGACACCTCTAGACCCAGATGAGCAAGGTAATTGGCAGCTACCAGAACAGATTAGATTAATTAGATCAGAGTTTACAGAGAGACCAGTATTAGATGATAACACAGGTGAGTTAGTTGGAGTTAGAATCATAGGGGTTAGAAGTCAAATAAGAGATAACATTATACCAGCTGAACGTATGCTTTATCTCATGCATGGATTTAACAACGAATTGTTTTCAGATTATTATGGAGACTCTAAGATAGCTAGAGTATCAGATGAGGCTAACACATTAAACATTGTATTGAATCAAGACTTTGAGAGAGCTGCAGAATCAGCATGGTATAAACCACCAGTCTTTAGTGTACCAATACCACCACAAGAAGCAGGTAATGAGGATGACGTACTAGCATCATTCATTAATAAGATTAACGATTCTAAAGGTCAAGCTATTGCAGTAACAGGACCAAGTAACCCAGAAGAGACAGGGGTAAATGTTCTAACTACACCAGTTAATGCAGACATTGGTGGCTTGGAGATTATTAGAATGGGATTAATCAAGTCTATTATAACAGCATTTGGTCTACCGGGATTTATGCTTAGTGAGGGAGACATAGGTAAACTAGGCGGTAATGCAAACATTGAAGAGGTTGATGCATATCTAAACCAAGAGATTAGACCAGAGAGAATTATACTAGAAAACTCTATTGAGAAACAGTTTTATGATAGAGTGTTATGTATATTATTCCACGAAAAAGATGCACGTAAATTACCATGTAAGATTAAATTCAAGTTCAATAAACCTAAACTACTTACATTAGTAACACCTGATATGTTCCAAGTATTAACAGGCATGGCACAAATGGGATTGATTGATTCATCAGGTATTAAAGATATATTAGGATTAGAAGACTTAGACAAAGACAGTATATCTAAAGGAAGTCAAGGTGGAGCAGACCCAATGAATAATAAACTAACAGGATGGAGACAACCTGTACAAATTAACCTATGGGAAGACTCAACAGGTAGAATGAATATGACTTCTGCAGATTGGGTAAAGGCAGACCAATGGAATAAGGTAGATATTAGAAATAAAGAGAGTGAAGTAGATAGAGAGATTCAAAAACATGAGTGGGAAGTTGCAGACAAGAAGGCTGAATGGTCAAACAGTAATATACGAGAAGCTAAAAAGGATAATAAGGAGAAAAAAGAATAATGACATATGGACATGAAAAAAGCAATAGCGAGGGTTTTAGGCAACTCTGGGACATACTTCGTTACACCTTATGTTGGTTCAGCGATAGCAGGAGTGCCATCACTGGAGATAGCGTTATATACCGCAATTATCGGATTAGTATTATCGACCTCAAGGGAACTGATTGAATATGGTAAAGGTCTCAAAACTGTTTATTGTGATGGATGTGGAAGACCTTTATGAGTGAC